CGAGACACCGTTGCCCGTGCCGGAAACGGAAGCATAGACCCGCGTTGAGTCGATCCGTGCGTCGCCTTGTGCAAAACGAATCACGTCCACAGAGGCCGAGACCTGCTTCGTAACGACGCAGCTCCTCAAGTACACCGCGGGCTTACCCGCGTTTGATGCGTCGCACAGAACCGCGTTCTGGCCGGCAACGGTCGTCGTGATGTAGGCGTTGACCACGTCCACGCTGAACAGACCCGTACCCGTGATCTTGAGCGCGGGCTGCGCGGTCGTGCTCTGAATGAACAAGCCCGACAGCGCCACGGTGTCCTGGTACTTCTGCGTAGCCGAGGCACAGTCCACGGTCACGGGACCGAGGCGCGTCATACGGTCATCGGCCGACACGTTCGCGCCCACGATGGTCGTGCGGGCGCGGGTGATGGACAGCGGCGTCGTGAAGTCGCCGGGACCGACGTTGATGCGAACGTAGCTCGTCGTCGGGTATTCTGCCGAAGCTGCGACCAGCGCCGCGCCAATTGAGGCTAGCGGTGCCGAAAGAGACCCGGTTCCCGTGGTGTCCGAGCCGTTGGTCGAGACGAACAGTTCGCCCGCAATCTCGACCGGCATGTCGACCGCAAGGTCGGCGATGCTCTGAACCGACGTTTTGCGAAGAACTCCGTCTTGAGCGACGAGCAGGTTTTCTTCGCCCGTGAGAGGAAGCTGCGCGTCTGCCGGAATGTTGATGTACGGAAACGCGGCCATGAGAGACCTCGGCTACCAGAGAGCGATGATGTCGGTGGCCGTCGTGTCAGCCGCCCAGACCTTGCGGGCCTGAACCATGAGAATGCCGGTCGGGACGTTGCGAAAGACGACCGGGTCGCCGCCGTTCAGCATCGTGACCTTGACGTCCTGTCCCGTGCCGCCGTCCGCGATGTAGAGCATGCGCGAGTAGTTCGGCAGGTCTTCGGAATCGCTCGGAGTCACGACGGCAGCGGACAAGCCGGGGTCGTTCGGAAGGACGTAACGGGCCATGAGACACCTCTCGACTGTCTTGTTTACGGTCACCTACGAAGAGACCCCGCCCTCCTTTCGGAGAGCGGGGTCGGTCGGTCTAGGACCGAGGGGTGCTTAGTGCGTGATGCCCGAGTAGATGACGCCCTGACCCGGCTTGTGGACGAACACGGCGAGGTCGGCGTAGTTCTGAAGCTCGACCGCGTTCTTGTCCTGCACGAGGCGGAAGAACTTGTCCGGCATCCCCGGGATCTCGAACGTGGGCTTGCTGGAACCGACGAACAGCGCGTCGTTCGCGTCCATCAGCAGGGCGTCGCCGCTCTTGATGAACGGGTGGCAGATGACCGTGATCTTGCCGTTGATGTGGTCGTAGGACAGCGCCTGCGCCCCGTTCTCGGCCTTCGCGCCCGAGTACGAGGAGTCGAACATACGCAGGCCCATGTTCTCGGCATTCAGGTCCGCAAAGGTCTTGGTGCCGCAGAGGAACACGGCGTCCGTCATCAGACCCTTGTCGACCGCGAGGGACGCGCCCTGCACGACCTTGGCCGAGCTGATCTCGCCCACGCCCGAGTACTCGTTGCCCTGAAGCAGCGTGTACGGGGTGCGGGTGATGCCGAACAGCTCGACGGTCGCCGGGTTGTACTGCTTGAACAGACCCGCCATCTCGTTGAAGTTGTCGGCCGAGGTACCGACGCCGGTCTTCGCGCCCTTCGGGTAGATGTCGTCACCCGCGACAATCAGCGTCTCGTTGCCCGAGACGGTCACGAACGACAGCTTGCGAAGGTCCGAGTTGACCTTGACCAGCTTGGCCGTGCAGGGCTTGCCCGACGCGCTCCAGAAGTCGAACTGAGCGCCCTCAAGGACGACCCAGATGCCCGTGGCCCACGTCGGCTCGGTGATGACGATGTCGCACGCGCCCGAGCCGGTCGAGGTGTTGCTCTGAACCTCGCCGAGGCCGACCTGACCGTAGATGGTCGACAGCTCAAGGCGGGTGAACGAGACGTTCGCCATGTCCTCGACGAGCCACGAGGACGACTTCTTGAACGCCCGAGCGCCAGCCGTCGCGGCCTGCGAGAGAGCCTTGTAGCTCAGCTGACCACGGATGTTCAGCTCGGAGCCCTTGACCTGCGCCTCCTTCATAATGGCGTTGATGGCGTCGTTCAGGTCGGACACGCCGCCAGATTCACCCAGGTAGCTCACGCCCTGGTTGCTCTGGAGCACGCACGGAACGGCGTAAAACGCACCGTTCTGCTTGTCGGCCGGAACGTACTTGATCTTCTGCTGGAGGATGGCGTGCTGCGGGATGAGGTCGTTGAGGTCGGGGGCGTACTGGGTCTTGAAGAGGCCGTTGAGAGAGTCAACGGTGTTTGCCTGATTCGACATGGTCTTGCCTTTCGTGGGTACGCTTTGCGTACCGGAGGGGGTTGTCAATCGTTGACGTGCGGTACTGCGATCTTGCGTTCAGTTCCTCGTCATCCCCCCGCGGATGGCTTGCGCGTCCGTGTGCGGTCGACACCGAGAACCTATGGAAAGACGGTCGGATGGCTTGCGCGTCCTTGGTCCTTCACTCCTTCTTGTTTCCGACCCTAAAAAGAAATACGGACCCGAGACCGAGATCCCGAGTCCGTACCTTTGCTACCGACGATTGACGCTATTCCATGCCGTACCCGACTACGGGATGGTCACTCCATCCCGTACAGGTGCTTCATCCGCCACTCCTGCGGCGTCATCGGCTTGCGCGGAGCCTCGGTCACAGGCTTGCGGGCCGGGGGCGGAGGCGTCGAAGGCGCGGCCGCAGGGCCGCGAGTCGCCGCGAGCTTCGCCCGGATGGCCTCGGTCACGACGTCGTCGCCCAAATACCGGAGAAGCTGGTCACCCTTGAGCCCCTGCACCTGACGACGGTGGATGGTCTCCAGCCGCTTGTTCGCTTCCGCAGCCATCTGCGAGGGCGTCAACTCCACACCGTAGTCGAGCGCCGACTCGGCAATCTCAGCCATCATCGGCACGAGCACCGTGCGCGAGAAACCCTTGTCGTAGCCAAGCTGCTCGACCGCCGAGATGAACTCCTGCTCGGTCTTCTCAAACACCTGCTGCTCATACGCCTGCTGGCGGGCGGTCTCGGCGGCAGTCTTCTGCTCCTCAAACTGGCGCTCGTACTCGGCCAGCTTGCGCTGCATCTCGGCCTTCTCGCGCTCGGCCTCGGGGAGCATCGCTTCCTGGTATCGCTCAAGGATGCGCTTCTCGGCCCACTCGTCGAGGTCGAGACCGGCAATCTCCTTCAGAGCCTTCGCTGGGTCGGTCTTGAGCTGGTTCAGCGCCGCCTCGATCTGCTTGCGCTGGTTCGCGACCTCGGCGAACCGCTTGTCGACCGCGTGGGCCTTCTGGAGCCGCACGCGAATCTCGTCGTCGCTCAACTCCTCCTCGATGTCCTGCCCGTCGACTTTCAGCGCGTACCGGCGCTTCTCGGCCGCGGTCGGGGGCTTGGGTGCCGCATCCTTTGGAGCGGCGGGGGTCTTGGTCGGCGAGCCAAGGGTCGGCTTCATGGCCGCATCGGCGGCAGCGGAGTCGAAGCCGCTGGAGCGTCCTTCGGACGACCCGGCGCCGTTGCTCGCGAGAGCCTGGCCCTCGGTCGCTTCGGTCGCCGCATCGCCCGTCGGGGTGGATTCGGTCGTTCCGGTCTGGTTTTCCATGCGGTTCTGTCTCCTAGCGGCTCACGGCCGCGTTATCGGGGGACCGCTCCCCCACCAGTCAGCGGATTCCATTCCTGCCCCGTGGCCGGGTTCGTCGGCATCGACGGCAACTCGGCTCCGAGCGTCGGCCCCGTGGCCGCGACCGAGGGCGCGGGCGGTGGACCGGCTTCGGGACCGCCGGGCGGCGGCATGGGCGCCCCGTCGGGGCCGATAGGCATCGGCGGCACCGGCTCGGGAGGCACCGGACGCCCGCACAGCATCAGGAACCGCTGCCGGTACATCGGGTCCATCTCGACCATCTCCAGCGGCACGCCGTAGAACTGCGAGTAGTGCTCGTGCATGTGCTCGCGGTAGGCGCGAAGGACGTTCGGGTCTCGACGCGCCGCCGGCGAGGCCACCGCCGCCGTGTGTTCCTTGCCGTGGAGCGGATGGTCGTCGGACAGGAGCACGACCGGCGTCTCGCCCCGGACCATGTCCTGATTTTCCTTGAGGATGTTGACCAGCTCTTCCTGCGTTCCCTTGACTAGCGGCTCGAGGCGACCTGTCTCGAGGACCTCGAGCACTTCCTGCGGCGTCTTGATGACCGACATCTGCACGAGCTGCATGGCCAGCTCGAACCGGCCCGCTGCCGTCTGGCTCACGGGGTTGCCGAGTTCCACGACGACCTGGTCGATGCTCTGAATCGAGTCCTTCGTGACCTCGGTCTCGCGGATGAGGTCCATGCGCGACTTGCCGACGAGGCCGATCTTCAGTGGCAGACTCGCCCGCGAGCGGATGATGCGGAGGATGGCCGTGCCGGCGTTCACCAGCGCGTTGAGGTAGTTGCGCTGAAGGACGCTCGCCTGCTGGATGGCCTGGCTCTGCAAGAGCGCTAGCGCCGCGCCTGACTCCTTGCCCGTCTGCATCTGCCCGCGAACCACGTTGTTGAGGCCCATGAGCAACTCCTCATGGACCTTGAGGTCTTCAAGGTACTTGAACGCCTCGGCCGGAGACTTCGTGAGCTGCAAGGGCTGTGGGGGCTGTGACCCGGGGCGGTAGTAGATGATCCGCATGCCGCCGCCGAGGTCGTCCGGCTGAACGGGCGAACCTTCCTCGACGGCGAGGGACTGCGTGCCGAAGGTCGTGATGTTGGTGGTGATGGACGAGTTGATGCTGTCCATCACTTCCTGAATGCCGAGAATCTCAAAGTACGGCGTGTAGCCGTAGGGCGTGCCTTGAAGCTCCGCGCACGTCACCCGCTGAAGCGGAATCGTGCCGTAGGGCAGGATGGTGTCTTCGAGCACGTCGCCCGAGGAGACGAACTTCACCATGCGCCCGAGCGGGAGGCTGGCCGACGGTCGGTGGTAGAAGTAGTACAGCGGCACGTCGTCCGTCGCGACCATGAGCGAGTAGCCCGCGTCGCCTCGCACCGGCATCTCCGGCGGGACTTCGTGAATCTCCTTGGCCTTCTCGGGGTACTGCACCGAAAGGTCCCACTTGTTCTTGAACAAGCGGACGATGACCCACTGGCACTCGTTGAAGTCGTTCTTGTTCGGGTCGCGAATGACGTCCCAGGGAGCCGGGTTCGTGAAGCGAAGGTCGCCGGTCTTGATGATGTTGCCGGGGTTCTCGGGGTCGACCGAGTACTCCTCGCCCATAGAGGTGTCCCATTCCTCGTGGATGAACCCTTCGGACAGGGCGATGGCGCTCTCGACGGCCTTGGTCGCGTAGGTCGAGAACTGTCTGTTGTGCCAGTAGTGCTCCAGAATCGCTCTCGCGGCCTCGACCTGACGCACGGCGTCGTAGTCCATCGTGCTTGCCCGAGGGTTCCAGACGAACTGCGGGGCCACGATGAGGTTCAAGAGCGTCTGGACGAGGCTTCGTGAGTGATTGATACGGATTTCCGCCAGCTCGCCCTGAAGACCGCCGCGGGCGACGTGTCCCGTAGCGTGGAATCCCATCGGATCGTAGCCGTAGTAGTACCGCCAGGCGTGGGCGATGCGCCCGTCCACGGCCTGTACGGCGGTGTCGTAGCGATACTGCTGGACCTTTTCGACCAGCTTCGGTCCGAGTTCCTCGGGAGGCTCGGTCGCGAAGTACTTGAGGTCGTTGTCCCAGAGGTTCTGTGGCATGAAGGTCACCCTACGGCAAAACGACTAAAAAGACCACCTGCGGTGCTTGTTTCGGTTGCCGCGAGCGAGCCGCCGCGAAAAAGGCGTGTCCGCCATGAGTCCGAGGCCGACTTTGGAGCCTTCCGAACGTGGCGACGTCCAGGTGTTCTGGGTGACAGTCGAACCGTAGCCCTCCGGGTAGGGGTTGTGGTGCCGATTGACCCCTCGACAGAGGTATTTCAGCGCCGCCACGAGGTCGAAGTGACCGTCCGGTGACTTGGAACCCGCCCGGGCGAAGTCGGTGGCCTTGTTGTTCCAAATCGCGTTCTTCATCTGCCGGATGAGGTGGACGCACCTCGGCGAAATCTCGATTTCCCGAGCCTGAATCATGTTCCGAACGAGGTTGATGGCCCCGAGCGAGTCCTGCTTCTCGGAAGCGCGGAACTGGATACGGTGAAGCTGCCACAGGTCCGCGATGAGGCGAGGGTCGACGTCGGAAACCCGGGCGTAGGGCTCTTGGTTGGCCCAGGCCGCTCGCTCTTTGCGTGCGATTTCAGCGGCGATGTCGCTCGTCGAGGGCCGGTGCATGAGACTTTCATCTTCGATGACGAGCTTGGCCCTCCGAAAGTCCCAATACCCGTAGAGAATGGCGGTACGGTCCTGAAATCCGGGGTCCATCGAGACGTAGGCGTCGAAAAAAGGGGGCCGGGTGCTGGACTTCACGACCTCCCGCTCGGCGTCTGCGGTGAACTCCGGCAGGACGGCTGACGCCGCGTCGGTCACGAACTCACAAAAGTACTCTCGGAGGGCCGTGGTCGTTGTCGGTGCCTTCCGGCCCGCGACGATGTCATCCACGAGGTCACGCGGCTCGCCCGCCTCGACGAGGAACTCGGCCTTGACCTCCGGCGGGACGCGGGGATTGTCCAAGATGGTGAACTTGACCGTCGCATTGCGACCGGCGAGGTCCTCGTAGATGCTCACCGAATCGTGTCCGGGGCTGCGGGACGGGGTCGTCGCGAGCAGAATCCGGCCTCCGGTCGTCAACGTCATGGGCATGACGACGCTCGACACGACGTACGCGAGGTCGTCCATCGTCCCGCACTCGTCGAGGATGACAAGATCGGCAGCGCCGCCGCGCAAGGACTCGGCGTGCTCGCCGTTCACACCTCGAAACCGGATGGTCGAGCCGTTGTTGAACGTGTAGAATTTCTGCTGTTTATCGTATCCGGGGCGAAGATTGGCGGGACAGTCCGGCAGGAGATGACCGTCCACAATATCGGTAACGATATCGGCAGCATCCTTGCCGGTCGGGGCAAGGTAGAGGATGCGGGAGAGCGGCTTCTTGAGCGCGGTCTCGAAGGCTTCAAGGACGAGGGTGAAGCTTTTGCCCAAGCGACGGCTGCACAGGAGGAAGAACTTGCGTTCCTTCGTGTTCGACAGGGCGTCCTTGATCTTCCGCTGGGTCTCGTCGAGCTTGTAGGTCAGGTTCCCGCGGCCCCAGAGAGCGGTCGCGGCTCGCTTTGCCAGTTCGCGTTGGATGTCCTCGTGGGTGAACGGCGTCGTCACTCGTCACCGTCCGTCGGCCACACGCTGATGACCATCGCGCAGATGCAGATGCACGCCACGACTTTCATGAACGATACGAAGGTTTGTGGGTCCATCTCACGCATCGGGTTACCGTAGCACGTTCGACCGAAGGCTCAAAGGCTCGTTGTCGAAGGGCCGTAGAAGTTTCGCGTCCCGAGCGGTCTCCTGGCAAGCACCCACGAACTTCCACCAGTCCTTGCTCCCGAACTTCAAGGTGTCGAGGATGACGTGGTCCCGCCAGTTGATGCCGTACTCGACGTTCCGGTCGTAGAACTCCCGCATCGACAAGCCGAGGTGCTCGACCACGGCCATCTCCCATCCGAAGAACGTGAACTCCTTCGCCGCATCCGGCCGCTCGGTCGTCGCGACAAGGTGTCCGGCCTCGTGCAACAGGTGCGGCCACGGGGTCTCGGTCGTGCCGACGATCTCAAACTTGTCCCACACCACGCCAAGGTGGCTCGTGAACGGGGCCTCGCTCCATGAGGCGGGTCGTTCGTCGAAGAGCGTGCGCCACGCCTCCGCAGCCTCTTGCTCAATGACCCGCACGCCGAACTCGGTGGCGAGGTAGGCGATGAGGCGACGGCGGTCGCGAGTAGCGCGGGTGGTGGCGGAGGTGGAGGTCACAAGCTGGTGTGTAGTCCTTCGGGCGGCGAAGGGTCAAGAATAAAGTACAACTGGTTTGGAGGGGAAAATTTCATAGGGGCTTGGTGCTAGCGCGGGGAGGGCGGAAGGGGTTGGCCCCCCCCCCCTGCCTAGGCCCCCGACCCTAGCCTTTCGTCGGCCGGTCCGCCCCGTCTTCGCCCGCGTCTACCGTTGCCGCGGGCCTAGCTCGAGGAGCCGGGGCGACGATTCGGCGCCGTGGCGCCCGTGCCAGGGGGGATGGGAGGGGCTGAACGGGGGTTGTTGTCTCGGGAGGGTTCGGTTCTGTGACAGGTTCCCTCGGGCGGAGGGGTGCCTCGAGGGCCTCCGGCGGGGAATCCGGGAGGCTTTCGAGCGCAGGGGATAGGGACTGCGCAGGGAGCACGACGACGGGCCGCACGGCCGACGGTGCGAGGGTCGATGCCAGGCGCTCCAGCTCGGCGTCGGCGAGCTGTGAAAGGGCGTCGGAGGAACCGGCATCGACCTGGAGGCTCAAGGTCGTTTCGACGGCCCGGCCGAATCCACGATCCAGGAGCACCTGATACGCACTCACGCGGTCCCGTTTCGACGTTTCGGGGTCGGAGGCTATCTCTACCAGGCCGTCAATGATGGCGCGGCCGTTGTCCGTCGCCTCCCGGACAAGCTGCGCTATGCCTTTGACGGGGCCAGTGGTGGCCCGCTGGCCGGATACAGCGTTCCATGCGGGGCGGGAAAGAGCGGCCATGCGGAAAAGCTTGCCCGACCCCTTGATTATGTCAAGCGAAGTCGAGACGGTCGGACGGTCGGACGAAAAAAGCGACAGAGCGGGTAAACTTTTTTAGTTGACGTGCCGACGGCATCCATGAGACACAGTCACCACACCGAGCGGCGTAGGGCCGGACGGTGAACGAAAGAGGGACACCATGCCGACTGACGAGACGCTCGCCATCATCTTCGCCGCTCTTGCCCCGAAGGCGCCGACCGCTGCCGAAATCGCGGCGAACGCCTACGGCGAGCGGCTCGCCGAAATGGCCCTCGCGGCCGGTTACGGGTCGCGCCAACAGGCGGAGTAAACGAACCGGCCCCGCCTGCGGGGGCCACGCTCACCCCGAACGGCGTAGGGCCGGACGGGGCAACGCACGAGAGCCGCGAACGCGGCACGAGAGGGACCCATGAACTTTGAGCACCATCTTGCCGCGCTTCTCACGCACGTTGACGAGACGGCCGCACTTGCCGCGAAAGACTTCCCGTTGATCAACGCGCCGGACGGTCTCACGGAATCGGACGTAGCCTTCTACCGCGACGATGCCGCGCTCATGTTCGAAGCGCAGGGGCTCTTCTTGGAGGCCGTCGCCGCTCGTTATCGTCGCGCCCTTGCCCGTGCAGTCAACGCCCGCCTCTTTTCGGAGCTTCGCTAATGTACCTCTCCCTCGGCACCCTTGACGGCCTCATTTCCTGCCTTTTCGTCTTCGGACCGGCCGTCGCGGCCGTTTTCGCGGTCCGCGGGCTGATTCGCCGCGGGTTTTTCGGACCGCACCAGCGCTAGACCGCTCCACCGCCCGGGCATGGTGTCCGGGTGTCACACAAGCGCCGCAACGCGGCGGAGAATCGAAGCCATGGCAAATTCACTCAACCCCATCATCACGGCCGCTCTCACCGCCCTCCGCGCGGAGTACACGTTCAACCCGCTCAAAGACGACGGCACACCCGGACCGGACACCGTCGCCACGCACCGACTTGCCCGCACGGCCGACTGTTCTTGCCCCGAAGGCCAAGAACGTGCCGGCGCCGCGTTCCTCGACTCGATCTTCTCCGATTTCCTGTGCACGGCGCAAAACGATGTAGCCGAGTCCGGAGGCGACAACGCCTACGACATTCGACGTTCGCTCGAACGCTTTGACTGGCACGAAACCGCGGATGGCGCCATTCCGATCTACACGCACCAGAAGTGGCAGACCTTCGTCGAAATCGGTGCGTATGACGAAGACGTTTCGGACCTTGTCGACTCGCGCAAGGTGACGGGCGACGACTGCGCGAACGCGGCGCTTTACATCATCGCGGACCGCCTGTTGCGGGCGCTTTCGG